TTGTGCAAAATGTCAATAGACACAAAATATAGTAGTTAGGCAATGCTAACATATCTATTAAGAAATCCCTCCCTCTGCGCTCGGTAGGGTAGGGGAGTACAGCAATTTTTACAATGTAAATAGCAACATATACAATTTAGTGTATGGTATAATATAGACAATGAAAGAAAGGGGGGTGTTCCAATGGAAAAGAAAGAAGTCGTGATTAAAATCGCTTTAACCGATGATAACATTACTCTTGATGGAGAGAACTTGCAAAAACTGACCGAGGACGACATCATCGACAGTATTAAGATGCTTGTCAGTGTTGCAAAGATTATGTATGGATGGCAGAAGGGAGACTCCACAAATGGAAATGCGTAAATTCATTATCGAAATTCACCCCGACGGCAAATTGACGTGGTGCGAGTATGAGGACCCGAAGGACGCTATCCGAGTCGCAGAAGATCGGGCCTGGTTGGCCGGTTACAGGCAAGCTCTCATCCATTGCAACGAGCAAGTACGCACCCTTGAGGGCTTTAAAGGAACGTGCGTTTCAGCCGATCTTATGTATCAGGGTGCGGCCCGTGTGCGTGATGGGGTGAGGGCCATGTATTCCTTTTATAACAAAAAATAAATCGAAACGGCCTCCGGGCCGTCTACCGGGACCGCCCGCCCGGTATTGATAATGACAGGGCACACAATGAAAGGAGTTATATTATGTCTGAATCGATGATGAAGTCCGAGAACAATGGTGCTACGATGGTATCCGATGTGATGAATACCGGCGTTGGGTACACCGATATGAACCTCTCTGACCGCTCTGCCGCCGTTGCATTCTACAACGCGACGAGCAACCCCGCCAACAAGTTGAAGGAACACGTCAATGAGGTGCTGTCGCTGGTTCATGTGTCTGTAGAGTGCGTGGAGGTCAGCAAGGACGATGCCCCCGAGGGTAAGGCGATTGCCCCCCGCATCGTCCTCATTACCGAGGACGGGCAGTCCTACGCCTGCGTTTCCGTGGGCGTATATCAGTCTCTGAAGCGGATGTTTACGCTGCTCGGCACTCCTGATACGTGGACAGAGCCGGTGCAGATCAAACCGGTGCTGATCAGCACCAAAAAAGGCCAGGTTTTGTCTTTGAATCTGGTTTGATCTACCCAATGGCCGCCGCACATGCGGCGGCCATATTTATTATAGGAGGCCCCATGAAAAGTAAAGCTAACAGAGCATCCTTGCTGAACTGCGACGACTCCATGATATGTCTTGCCTCTGCCATTATATATAGTGGAGTCACAACCAATGATGTTAAGTTTTTCCGCTCTGAGTGGGCCAAAATTATCTTCAACGGCTTGGGCATTGAAGCGGACCCTCTGGACTGGTATTATATGATAATGGATAGAAAGGAGCGCGAGAAGCATGGCGGTAGGCGCAGCTAAAGCAAGTGCAACCCTTAAATACAGTGCCGAGCTGTACACCCCCTATGCCTTGGAGTCTTGGCCAGATAATCAGATGCGCAAAGAATACACCCGACTGCGCGATATTGCGCAGAAACGTATTAAGCGCCTATCAAAAGACCCCATCAGCGGCACAAGCGACGTTTATAAAGAATTTGCCGGAGGTTTCCCAACTCTAAAGGCACTGCACGGAGACCGCAAAGCATTGGAACAGTCGCTAGCGGATGTAGCGCGTTTTGTGCGTTCTAAAGGGTCCACAGTAGGCGGTGCCCGTGAGGAATTCAAGCAAAAAATGAAAGTTGGCGATATTGATATTGCTGACGTACCCGAAGATCAATATACTGCTCTGTCGGAGTGGTGGGGGATCGTGAAAGCATCGGGTGTATATTACTATCCGTCCGACCAGCCGGTTATGTACTGGCGCGAGAAAGGCGGCTACAATGTCAGTATCGACGATTTTGAAAAGTGGCAGCAAGGCGAGGTCAACTATGGCAAAGAATGGGACTATAGCGAAGGCAGCAGTTCCGCCGACCTGCGCGGAGGTTTTGGCGGAGGCTTGTAATTATAACCCTGTCCCGTGGCTTATGGAGCATTTAGACCGCAAACACACAAAAGGCAAGAAACGCAAAACAAACAAGAAGCGCCTGTATGTGAATATGCCGTGTGCATTTGATATTGAGACTAGCCGAGTATGTGTTGATGCGGACGACAATCCCCACACCATAATGTATATTTGGCAGTGTCAACTCGGTCTGGATATTACCATTATTGGTAGGACGTGGGACGAGTGGCTGAACTTTACGGGAGCAATCAGCGACTATTTGCAAGTAAACAGCGGCCTGCAAGGTGATTGGTATTTGTGCATGTACGTTCACAATCTTGCACATGAATTTCAATATTTGTCGGGTGTTCTGGATTTTGGCCCGGGTGATGTGTTTGCCAGCAAACCCCGCAGGGTCTTAAAATGCGACAATCGCGCTATTGAGTACCGATGCAGTATGCGGCACAGCAATTTGTCCCTTGATGCCTGGGGCAAACAGCTTGGTGCCCCTCATGCCAAATTGACCGGGGCACTTGATTATTCAAAGGTACGGTACCCATGGACTTCTTTAACGTCTACAGAATTAGCGTACTGCATCAATGATGTCAGGTGTATTGTGGAGTGCCTGTTAATCGAGATGAACCGAGATGGCGACGACCTATACACTCTACCATTAACGCGTACTGGTTACGTCCGACGAATGGTACGCGAAGCGATGTATAAATGGGGCATTAAACGGGTCAAGCGCCTTTTGCCGTCATGGGACCTTTACCAGATGCTGCGGGAAGCGTTCCGAGGTGGTGACACGCACGCCAACCGCTATTATGTGGGGTTACATTTGGAAAATGTCGGTTCCGTGGATATGTCGAGTGCATACCCTGCCGTACAATGTGAATGTTATTTTCCTATGACGCCATTTAGGCAGGAACCGGCCACCGTAGAGCGTTTGATGCAATGTATGAGGCACGGCAAGGCGTGTCTGATGCGCTTGCAAGTGAAAGGTTTGCGTCAGCGTTTCAAGTGGTGGGGTTTCCCATATATCCCCCTTGCAAAGGTTCGGCATTGTGAAGGATACATTAACGACAATGGACGTCTGCTGTCTGCTGAACAGTTGGAGATTACCATAACCGATATAGATTTTAGAATCATTGCCAAAGAATACGACTGGGACGCCCTTAACGTTCTGACCCTGTACACGTCCGATTATGGCAAACTGCCAAAGCCCTTGACGGATTGTGTAAAAGAGAGTTATACCGGCAAAACATCCCTTAAAGGTGTTCCCGGACAAGATTTGTATTATGTCAAGGCCAAGGGCGATCTCAATAGCTACTACGGCATGACCGCACAAGACCCCTTGCAGCTGGACACACTTTTTGATGAGGATAACCCCGACAATCTTTGGAGCGAATGCACCGACGACCCAGAGGGCAGTTATAACGACCACCGCCCCCACTTGTTTCTACCATACCAATGGGGCGTATGGACAACCGCCCACACCCGCAAGCGCCTAAAAATAGCGCAATGGGCCGCGGGCAAAAATGGCGTATATTGTGATACGGACAGTGTCAAATACATGGGTAATATCAACTTAATGGATTTTAACAAGGCCGTAACGCGGCTTGCGAAAGATAACGGCGCTTGCGCTACAGACCCAAAAGGTAATACTCATTACATGGGCGTGTACGAGCAAGAGCGCAGCTATGCGGAGTTCATGACGTGGGGCGCTAAAAAATACGCTACTACCTATAAAAAGGGCGGGCCGATCACTACTACCATAGCAGGAGTTAGCAAGCGGAAAGGTGGTTTGGAGCTGGCCCTATGGGGTGGTTTTGAGGTATTCAAGCCCGGCTTTACGTTCTGTCTTGCCGCCGGAAATCAGGTTATTTATAATGACCGGCCCAATGTGCCCGATTTTGTGGTTGACGGGCATACGGTACACATAACAAGAAACCTGTGTATTTGTGATAATACCTATACGTTGGGTATTACTGACGAATACGCAAAGATACTTGGGTACAAGATTATGGAGGTTGTCTGATGATTAAACTGTACACTGATGAAGGATGGCCGAATTTGTCCGAAAAAGATGGCATTTTGTCCACAGGGGCCCCCATTATTTTCATCTGGGGCGGGCGTGGTACCGGCAAGACTTATGGAGCATTGAAGCACGTCCACCAGACCGGCGACGAATTTCTGTATTTGCGCCGTACGCCGCAGCAAGCGGAACTTATTTGCGCTTCACCCAGTATGTGGCCGTGGTCTCCATTGAACGACGATTTGCAAACACATTACGCCCCGTTCAAATTGCCCAAAATAGCGGGATTGTATGAAGTGGGCGACGCAGGAGCCTACACGGATACAGGGGCGCCCATAAAACCGGCCAAGATGTCGGGCGTAGTGGGTAGTGTGGTGACTCTTGCTAGAACCCGCAGCTTTTCAAGCCCCCATACCAATATAATTATCTTGGACGAGTATCAGAAAGAAGAATCTGACTATTACCGGCGCGGCGAGGGTGTGGGCCTTGCCAACATTTATGAAACGGTCAACCGTAACCGCGAATTGCAAGGGCAAAAGCCCCTGACGCTGTTGTGTATGTCAAACGCTGTTGGCATGGCCAACCCCTATTATATGCAGTGGGAAATTACAGATACGGTTGAAAAGATGATCGGCAAGAAAGAGCGCGTCAAGCTGTTGGCCGATAAAGGCATTCTTTTGATTGATCTTGTGGATAGCCCTATTGCAAAAGAGAAAGCCAATACGGCCCTCTATAGGTCCATGACCGGAACGGACTTTTATAGGTCCGCTATTGAAAACCAGTACAGCGCCGAGGAGAAAAGTCTTGTTGTATCCCGGCCCCTCCGGGAATACTACCCACTTGTTCAAATTGGGCGGTGCTGCATTTATGAGCACAAGAGCAAACCCCTTTACTATGTTTGCCGCCACAGGTCGGGCGAGATGCCCGCGTATGGAACCGGTGACTATGAGCGAAAACGATTCAGGGCCGCGTATGGGTATATCTGGCCCGCGTATTTGCAGAGGCAAATTGAGTTTGAGCGCTACTCGGATGAAATTTTCTTTCGCGAGTATTGTGGTACTTGACTTTTATATACGGGTAGCATATATTAAAGTTAATCCCAGGTGCCCACAGGCAGCCCCCAGAAGGGGCGGGCATGCGTCAGCCAGCGCAAGAACCTGGGATTTACTTGTATCTGTAAGGGAGGTGCACAAAATGGATGCCAATACTGTGATTCAGGCAATTTCTAATGTGGGGTTTCCTATCGCTGCTTTTCTGCTGATGTGGTATCAGTGTAATACCGTTGTCAAGGAGAACACTGCGGCTATTACCGAGATGCGGCTTGCCCTGGACGACATCAAGAAGGAGAGCTGACTATGGGTTGTTATATCATTCTCGCCCAGTCGATAACAAACGAGCGTGCGTTTCTGCTGGCTGACCTGTGCACTCGTTTGAACATTCCGTTTTATAGCGACTGGTTCGATGCGGCCCAGACATGGCAGTGTTGTGCCGTGGGACCTGTCACAAAAGGAGACAAAGACCAGGTCGTTAAATGCCTGGCGCATGACACATACGTTGTATTGGAGGCGACTAAAGTTGAAAATCAGTGAAAAAGCGGCCCTCGCAATGGCCGGATACACCAAAGCAGAGATCGAAGCTATGGAGAAGCCCGCGCCGCAGCCCGCGCCGCAGCCCGCGCCGCAGTATGATGGCCTCGAAACCCTGTTGCGGGAGATTTTGCAGGGCCAGCAGACCAGCGCCCAGGCAATGCAGACTATGACGCAGACGTTGCAGGCGAACGCGCTGGGCCTTGGCATCCAGCAGCAGCCGGCGGCAGATGCCGCTACGGTGACGGCCCGAATCATCGACCCGACCTATGGAAAGGAAGTGAAGTGATATGCCTCTTGGTATGGATTTTGCGGACATCGCCGCAATTTTGACGGAGATCAACAAGATGGCCACCGGCCAGGAACCGACGTCGTCCATCGTGGACACGTCTAGTTTCGTTTCTGTGGCACAGGCCACGTTGCTGACCGGCCCCGACAATTACACCAAAGCGATCAGTCAGGTGCTGGGACGTACCATTTTTGCCGTCCGCCCCTACGATGCGCCCTTGAAGCGCTTGCAGGTGACGGGCGACGACTGGTCTAACCATGTTCGGAAGATCAATTTCTGTGACACTGACCCCGTCACCGACAAGGCGTGGGCGCTGGTGGACGGCCAGAGCGTGGATATGTACGAGGTTCACAAGCCTAAAGTCCTTCAGACAAACTACTATGGCCAGACCAACTACAGCCGCGTGTACACGCAGGCTGATACCCAGATGGAGGCGGCATTTAAAGGCCCTGAGGAACTGGCACAGTTCTGGTCCTCGTTCGTGCTGCATCTGTCGAACCAGATCGAGGCAGACCGCCGTAACCTTGCCAACAACCTGATGGCCAACCATCTGACCGGCATGACTGTGACTAACCCACACAGCGTTGTCTATCTGCTCGACGAGTACAACGCCCAGCAGGGCACCAAACTGACGGTGCAGGACGTGTACAAAGAAGCGAACTTCCCCGGGTTTGCAAAATACGCCTATGGCCGCATCAACGATATTTCCCGCCTGATGAAAGAGCGGTCCATCAACTGGCATCAGAATTGGAAGATCGGCGGCACGACGTACAACATCATGCGTCACACTCCATATGACCGTCAGCACCTCTATCTGTACAGTGGCACGCAGAGCCAGATCGACGCCCGTGTGATTCCCGAGGTATTCCATGACAACATGCTGAAATACCGCGACGCGGAACAGGTCACATTCTGGCAGAGCATCGACGAGCGCGAAACCATCTCTGCGACACCTGTTGTGACCAGCACCACCGGTGTGGCATCCAAGAATGCCGCGGTTCAGCTTACCAATGTGTTCGGATGTCTGCTGGACTGGGATGCAATCGGATACACTCCGAAGCTGTCCCGCGTGGTCCCGACCCCCATGAACGCCCGTGGCCTGTATACGAACTTCTGGTATCATTACGGGTGGTCGTGGTACGACGACTTCACCGAGAACGCCGTGCTCTTCCTGATGACCTCGGGCGACGTTACCACGCCGAGCGCCTCCCAGGCGGCAAAAGCCTCCACCCTGAAAACCACCACGCACAAGGACGCGGACCCCTCTAAGTCCTGACCGTCACCGGCGGGCCTATGCCCGCCGGTTATTTTATAGGAGGTGCAAAATGCAAGCTACCTTTTATCAGTTCGCAAAGCGCACCAATAGCACAAAGCGGCCCAGCGGGGGGCAGGATTTCGGAATTGACCTTAAAGCCCCTTGCAACATCATTGACCCCGAGATCAAGATTGCAACACAAAGCGACCCCACCGGGTACAATTATTGCTACCTTCCCACATTCAGCCGGTATTACTGGGTTAAAAATTGGACGTATGCCGGCGGTCTCTGGGTGGCCTCTCTGACTGTTGATACGCTGGCAAGCTACCGCGACCAGATCGGGTACTCTACCGAATATGTGGTTAGATCGTCGGCAAAGTTTGACCCAAAAATTGCAGATAATTTGTACCCCACCAAAGCAACGATCACCACTCGAACCATCTATGCAAATTCAACGCCGTTCACGGATGACCCGGAAAGTGGCAGTCAAGGATTTTTTGTTGTGGCCGTCAATGCCCCTGGGTACGTGTCTTTTGGTGGCGCGATTTATTTTGCAATGAGCGCTACCACGTTTCAAAAGCTTATGGCGGCTCTTTTGCAAAATACTGATTATCTGAATATTAGCGCCGAAGAGATCAGCAGCAACTTAACTAAAGCGTTGTTCAATCCTATTCAGTACATTTCAAAAGCGTTTTGGATACCGTGTGGCAACGCTGCCATTGGCACCCCCATAACAGAAATCCCCGTCGGTTGGTGGAAAATGCAAAACGTGGGGAACGCTTATGTCATTCAGAATACCAATGACAAAAACGTTTTTACGTTCAGCATCTCGTCCCCCCATCATCCGCAGCACATTACAAGGGGCGTTTATACAGACGGGGCACCCTATTCCGAGTATACGCTGTATTGTCCGCCTTTTGGGGAAATCAAATTAAATGCTAACCTGTTTGTGTTGCAAAGCACGTTGTATTGTAGATTAACTGTTGATTACCGTACCGGTGATGCAATACTGGACTTGTCATTTAATAAAGATTTCAATACAATTTTCTTTTCCACGTCCGGTAACGTCTCGGTACCTGTGCAGCTGGCTCAGATCACAACCAATGTAAATGAATTAGCAAGTTTGGGCGGGCTGATTCAAACCGCGGTGGGTGCTGTGGCAGGCGGTATCGAGTCCTTTTTCGGCGGGGGCGATGTTATAAACGGTATTGCCTCCGGTGCCCAGCAAATGACCGTTTCGAGTCAATCAAAAGGTGGAGTGGCCAGTGTTGCAAAATATGGCATTACGCCATATTTGACAGGTGCGTTTTATGATCTGGTCGACGACAACAACGAGGACCACGGACGGCCCCTGTGTCAGAAAGTGCAGCTGTTCAGTATCCCGGGGTTCATGATGGTAGACGACCCCGATATTGCGTTGCCCGCAACAGCCGCTGAGATTGACAGCGTCAAAAGCTATATGAAAAATGGATTCTTTTTAGAGTAGGAGGCGTAAACAATGGCAGTATATAAACAGTGTATTACTGACGTGTCGCCAATCAGAGTGACCGCCGGTTATCCTGCGTACTCGGACGGAAGCCCTCACAGGGGCATTGACACGGTGCACGGTAACCATAAAGCCTACGCGCCCGAGGCGGGCGTTGTGGTCGTGGCGCAGCACTGGAATGGCAGCACCTCTGGCGATCAGTCGTGGGGCAATATGATAAAAGTCAGAATGGCCGACGGCACCACATGGCGAGCTGCGCACTTTGCATCGCAGATTTGGAACGTTGGCGACACGATTACAAAGGGTCAGTTTATTGGCACACAGGGCGAAACCGGCAACGCAACGGGCATTCACACGCATTGGGAGTATGCCGACGCCGCCGGAAACTTGAGGGACCCTTCCGGTATTATCAGAATCCCGAATCAGGTCGGAACATGGGAAGTAGAATGGGACTCCGGCGGAGGCCCTGGCCCTGGCCCTGGCCCTGGCCCTGGCCCTGGCCCTGGCCCTGGCCCTGGGCCGGGACCATGGCCAACCGGTAAGTTGCCTATTTGGTTGCTGTTTAAAATGGCAAAAGGAGGTCGTCTGTTATGAGTGCACCCTACAGCTATGAGCAGATTAACGCTCATGTGTCGCCGGTGACTCCCTCCGTGATGCACACCAAGGGCAACAGCTTATCCTATTATTTCCGCAAATATCTGTTCCTCGAGGCCGTGTCTATGGTCCGGTGGACGCTCCCCGACACATGGCCCAGTAACCGCTTGCAATATCTTGTGTTCGGTTCCGGCGGCGTTACGGTGTTTAATACAGACCGTTATGGCCTGGTATATGACCGAATGGGATTGACCGGCATAAACATTTTTTACAATCCCACGCACTCTATCATTGCAAACCCTTTTATCAAAGGATCCCCCTATTTGCAAATCGGGAAGCAGTGCGAGATCATCAATTTGCAGCCCGATTACCGCGGTATGGTGGATATTGTGGCCTATTATGGGGATATGATGGCCCTTGCTGCCCAGACCATCCAGAGCAATTTAATCAACAGCCGGTTGGCGTATGTGTTTGCAGCTGGTAACAAGGCCGGTGCAGAATCTTTTAAAAAGATGTTCGACCAGATCATGCAGGGCGACCCCGCCGTTTTTGTGGATTCCTCGTTGCTCAAAGCGCCTAAAAATGGGGCATCCGGGCAAGCCCCTTGGATGTACTTTGCGACAGACCTTAAAGGAAACTTCATCACCAACGAACTGTTGACAGCCCTTAAAACCATTAAAGCCCTGTTCGATACTGAGGTAGGCATCCCCAACACCAACACCAGCAAAAAAGAGCGGATGTTGACCGATGAAGTCAATTCTAACAACGTTGAGACAGCCGCCAAAGCGTCGCTATGGTTGGACAGCTTGCAGCATGGGTGTGAGCGGGTCCACAAGCTCTTTGGAATTGACAAATCTACTTTATGGGTCGATTGGCGTTTTCCGCCCGATACTGGGGCGCAGGAGGTGAACAACGATGCACGCAACATTGAGCTTTAACGGCCTGTTGGCAAGATACCCCAAACTGTTCGACGACTTGAAAGTCCCTGACAATGTCTCTAAAGACGCTGTTTGCAATCAATTACTGTTTGATACGCTGGAATTGGAGGTATTATACGCGGATGGCCCCACTATGCGCAGGGCGCTGGGCGTCTATTCTGAAACCATGCTTCCGAGCTGGACCCGGTACGCCAAGGCGCTGGGCCTTGAATACGATGCTTTGGCATCCGATGACAGAACCAGAACCACCGACCATGCAGGAACCAGCGGCGGCACAATCAACCGCACAAACGGCGTGAATGGCACAACTACCAGAGCGCCGAACCTGACCACCACCGGCCAGAATACCGGCAGCGACAGCACCACCCGGGACATCACGGGGTTCGACAGCGGGACATTACAAACCGCTGAAAAGAGTACAACAGCCCTTGGAACGGGGAACACCATTACCAGCAGCGGCACGGACACGACCACCACCGATCATACCACCACCGATAACAGCACATCCGAATTGCACGACGGCTACAAAGACACCGTGACCGAGAAGGGCCGGGCAGGGCGAGACCCGCAAGACCTTATTGCCAAAGAGTTGACCCTTGCAATGGAAAATGCAGTCCATAAAATCGTTACGGACATCCGGGCGAACTTTTGTTTGCTGGTATATTAAGGAGATGTGATTTATGAATATTAATCCTATTCACAAAGCGCCCTACACCAATTTCCATGATCTCAATCTTGATTGGATTATGGACGAGCTGAACGAATTCAATACCAAACTGACGAATTTCGTCAGCCTGGCCACGATCAAGTACGCAAACCCGATTCAATGGAACATCACAAGCCAGTATGAGGCAAATACCGTTGTTGTGGACAGCAACAGCAACGCCTATCTTTCCGTAAAGCCGGTGCCGTCCGGTGTTTCTCTGGATCGTACCGAGTTCTGGACCAAAATTGGCAATTTCGATGAACTTTGGGCCGATGTCAAAAAGGCCATTACTCCCAACGATGAGGGCCACAGCCCCACCGCGACAGCTGCAAGAGCTGTCAACGATCTTGTCTGGGTAAACGGGGCGCTGGTACGTGTCACAAGAGCAATGATCGCCGGTGATGCTTATGTGCCCGGCTCTAACTGCGTTAGCAGCTCCACAAATGAAGTTCTGCACTACCTTGTGACTACGTTTAATGAGGGCTTGAGCGCAGAGACAACGGCCCGGGAGAAAGCCGACACCCAGCTCCAGACGGCTATTGAGGCAGAGCAGACGGCCCGGGAAAACGCCATTACCGCAGAGCAGACGGCCAGAGAAAACGCAGACAATGACCTGCGCACTGCCATTACCGAAGAGCAGACGGCCCGGGAAAACGCAGACAATGGCCTTCAAAACAGCATTGAACAGTTGCAGCAAGATATTAAAAAAGTCCTTGATTATGCAAACGTTAAAAACTACGGAGCCAAGGGCGACGGCTCCACCGATGACACCGAAGCTATAAAAAAAGCCATTGCATCCGGTAAAGATTTGTACTTCCCAGACGGTGAGTATCTAATTACAGGGACTATTGATATTGGGGCCCCGCTGATGACTCACGATGCAATAATCATTGCGCAGGGTGTAACAATTACAATGTCTGCACCGGTGGCACCCTGCTGTTTGCATTTTAAACGTACAAAAGGCGGCAAATATAAAGTTACAGGGGGGCTTGTACTCGGTGATTGGTTTATCGACGCTGGTCTGGCTGATGTATTCAGAGGAGGAGCGCTGATTGATTTTACAGGTACTATTAAATTTCCATCTACTGGTACCTGGAGCGCCTCCAACAACACCGTATTGGCTGATACACCGTATCATCTGACAAACAAAGTCCTAATGGCATCGCATACCAGATATGATTTTTGCGGTGGAGTTATTGCATTTGACGCTGCTAATGCGTGCATTTCGGCATCTCAAGGATCCCTTGAAAGAACATGGTTGGTGAATGCCACATTGTGCGCAACAGTCGAAAAGGTGTTGCAATTCACCGAAGTTGAAGGTGCTCAGCGAGTTTTCTTCGACAGCCTACATTGTGTAGGTGGCCACAGAGTCGGCTTTTATAAAAACACAATCAATGTGCAAGTGAGCAATGTATTTCACGATACTTACTACACTAGCACACCGGGGGATAGCTATTGCTCGTTCGTGGTAGACGAAACAAGCGACGGCCCTGACGCTATAAGCGGCAACGCCTCTATTCGCTTTTTTAATTGCAACAGCAGTATGTTAAATCTAACCTGCGACAGCTCGCAATTCATCATTTACAATAGCAACGATATCCGCGATATTTATATAGACAACTGCGAATGTTCTCACCCGCACTTTGGTATTCAAATCAATAGTACAGGCGTAGCTTTAGCGGCTTGGAACATCTTTATTCGCGGGTACACGGCAGATCAATGCGAGCGCTGCATTTATTGCACTAATCTAGGGCACAGCCAGGTCACTATCGACAACGGGTATTTTAATGCTTGGAGCGTGTGCATAGAATTTGTAAATTCGAGCGCAACCGTATCTAACAGCGTATTTTTAGGTGACAGAGAATCTAAAGGAATTATTGTTAAAAGTAGCCAAGGTGTTATTTTAACAACAAATAAGTTTATCAACATAGATCACCCTATTAACGTTCTGGACGGATACGCGGGAGTAATTAGCGATAACGTTTTCAATCGTAATAAAAAATGGAATAACGACTATGCAATTAGAGTCACCGGAACCAGCAGCTTTAATCGTGTCACTAATAATAGCATTATTCCGGAGACTGCCGATTATTTCTACCTGGCCGGAATAAGATTCGAAGGAGCTTGCAATAATAATATCATGGGTATCAACACAGTAGCAGGTACAGAGCTTAGCAACGAGGAGCCCGACCTGCAAAAAATTGGTACAGTCTCTGTATAACGTATAACCGCATTTTGTGCCCACTCCCCTACCCTAAGGGGCGTGGGCACTATATTTTGTGTCTATTGACATTTTGCACAAAGATTGGGGTGTTGGGGAAGAAAATTTTGTGCATTTTGCTATTACATGT